ATGTGCTACCAGAATATGATAAATATTGATAACTATATGTCGTACCATTATATTTCTGAGCAATTGATGCCGTTAAATATCCTTGTAGTTGATCATCATCAGTACCGGATAATGTCATTATTTTACCATCAACCGATCCCGTATATTGAACATAATATGCAGACGCAGTTGGCAACGTACTAGCCAATTGTGCATTATATGTATCATTTGTTTTTTGTATGATTGGTAATATTGTATCTTTATTTCGTTCTAATATATTTGGTTGTACTAAAACACCTGTAATTTTTTCAACACGTGCTGGCAATAATTGTTCTAATTGTTTAAAGAATGACAAATCAAACAACGTAAACATTGAAATATATGAATTAAAATCATTTTTATCAGTATATTTTTTCCAATATTTTTGAGCTTCAATAATTAAGTCAGGATAACCATATGGATTTGTATTACCCGGATCTCCGATATAATCATCTAAATTAGTAAATCCTAATTGTGCAATGATATCTTCATCAATCATTGTTTGTGGAGAAAAATATACTCCTATTTTTTTACTGTCTAATGGAGCTTTATCAAATTGACTTCGTTCTGCTCTACTCGTAGGACTCAAAGTTCCAACTAACTCATTATTTTCTAATCGTATTTTGTTATCATCAAATGTACTACCGCCCAATGAAATTGCGTCATAGTAATATGTTTCTTCAATTGAATCATACGGTGTTGCTAACGACCAACCAGAAAATGATGCAGATATAGTTGACGGATTTGGTTCAACGCCGGTTAAACTACCCGTTAAATTATGATTTACATTCTGTGTTAATGGCAATCTAAAAACTAATTCTGTATATGAATCAATATTCCCATTATATGCAGCTGGAGCTTTAACGTGATTATTAAATGCTTCATCATTTAAACTAGATGACCACAATCTAAGTTCTTGTAATTGTCCAACTAATCTATTAGCACCAGTCGATGTCCCGCCTAATGTCAATGTGCCAGATCCTGCAAATGAAGCTGTTGCCGATGCAGACGCTGCGGCTACAATTGATCCATATTTAGATTTCTTAGTTACAATATCTAAATTAGTTCCATTAGTTCGTAAAACTAAATTAAGCCAATTGCCATCAAACAATTCAATTTGATTTGAACTAGTTCCATTTATTTGTACAACACCTTTATTTCCGCTAGTAAAATTTAAAGTTACTATATTTGAACCTATTGTAAATAAATTCATAGTACTAGGTATCGTAGGATATTTTACAACATCAGCCGTTCTAAATCTAAGTTCTACAGCATTTATTGATTGCGAATAATTAACTGTTACAGTACCTGCAGTACTACCACTTAAATCTAATGCATAATCAAAATTTAATTTTTCATATATTGGCGCTCGTTCTAAACGAGGACCTCCATATTCATTGATACTAATTAAAGATTGCGGAATACCATAACAAGATAACAATGCTTGAATACTTCTTTTAGTACCTTTAGATTTTAATAACAACGGCAAGTTATTGATAATTCTACGCCATACCGTATATGTTATATCCATTGCTGGAACAGAAGGATCGCCAACTGTATTTGACCCAGTCAATGGTGCACCAGCTTCCGATGTTCCTAGTACATATTGCCAAAGATTTTTGTCCTGATTTCCATTAGTTAAATTCCAACCAAATTGTTTTGCTACTGAATATAATAATTCATTTGGCATACCAAGTTTTGGATTTTCTTCTCGTTTATTAATACGAGACATATGATTGATATATGTATACAATATATCATAATGATGTCCTAACATATTAACAAATGTAATCATATCAATGTTGTTATCATCGATTCTTTGATATGATGGAATATTTCTATACAATGAATTTATATTAAATGTATCGTATATATTTGCATATTCATATGACGAACTATACCATGCAATAAATTGAGAACTAGTTGTCGGCGCATTAATATATGGATATGTTGAGTTTAATTTAGGCACTGGAGTTATGTAACTACCAGTTAATCTAGCAACTATTGGCTGTTCTAATGGAATATTAAATGTTGTTAATATCGACGACGATTGATTATACAAATATTGTTCAAATCCATCAAATCCTCCAATTAAACTAGTTATTTGATTTTGATATGAAGCAGCATCTGTTTGTGCAGCAATACCATTAGTTAAAGCTAACGATGCACTTTGTTGAGCATAATATTCTAGTAATTCTAATTTGTATTTAAAATTGTCTAATCTATCAGTTGCTGTACTATAAAAAACAAAGTTATTAAAATCTGAATAATCAATATTTAGTTTCATTCCCGACAAACTTCCGGAGAAATATGCATCGATAATTTGTTGAGATGTTGATAATGAAGATCCTAATAAATCGGTCCAAGTTTTGAATCCAGTTTCTGCAGATGTATTATATGAATAATTTGCTTGCCAATTTGGTCCTGATAAAACATTTGTTGTAGGAAGTGCAACTGCTGGATTAATAACAACGTTGTCTACATATGGTTGTTTTTGTTCTTCAACAATCCAACATTTAAACCCTTCCTGAATATCTTCAGACAATGGTTCATATAATTTAATATATAATACGCCTTTGGCTTCTACTGCATTGATAATAGTAGCAGTATTATTTCTGCTAAAATTTAACAACAATGTTTTATAAACAGGTCCAGTACGTAAACTAGTTAAATTTATAGTTTGTATAAAATTAGTTATTTGTTGTAAATATCTAGAACTAGTTGGATCCGTTGGTCGCAGTGCAATCTCTGTTCGATCTGGAGAAATTTCTTGAATTTTTAAATACTGTAAATCGTAATTCCCAATTAAATTTTTAAAAAAGTTAACTACGAATCTAAACTGTCCAGCTGATATTTTTAATTGATTTTGTAATTGTGCATATAAATCAATAGCTAATGGCTGAGTAGTAAATGATATAATATTATTACCATCATAATATTGTGGAATACTTCCTACAGCAGGAACATTGTGATTTGCTGTAATCCATGTTTGATCTAAATATACATGTAATTCTACCCGATCGGTATCATCTCGTTGTATGATATCAGTATTAAATGTTACATTTGTTTGAAAATCAGAAACATCAGATGCAGTATATCGTTCAGCTGATAAAGATTGGGATGCAATTAATATTTGTTCGATATTTTTATACTGCGTTAACATATTTTATATTATCCTGCGTTTGACCCACTTACTAATAAATTATTCCACTCATCTACAACTTTATCTGCATTTGTTACAGACCAATATGATGTATCAGCATTTATCGTATGAAATTTAAATTCTTCATTTATATTACAAACTGCAGTTATACCAAAAACATCGCCTTGCGTAAATGATGAATTTGGAATAGTAACATCAATATATAAATCTTGAACACCATATTGTCCTATACGTCCCGGCGTAGCTTGTTGTATTTGATCTAAATAATTATCTAATTGCGTTAATAATGTAGATCTTAAATTAGGTCGTAGTATATCAATTTGATTATTAGTATTAATTAAATTAGATCTGCTTGCTGGTTCAAGTCCATTTAACGGATCATCTTGTAAAACATTTTTTAAACTATCAATAAATGTTGATGACAATATTATTGAATTAATGGGCGATGAACTATCAGAAATCAATATAAATGTTGCCTTAACTTCTGCATCAGATGCATTTGTTTGTCCCAACGTACAATATTCGTTTGAATTTATTATGATATCGTTTATTAATTGTACAAATGCTTCTTGTTGCTGCGTATTTTCAAAATTTGAATTATAAAATGGACCTAAATACGTACGGTTTGAACCATCTTGAGTTGTAGTTTTTCCAATATAAAAAAATGCAGTTCCGATATCAGCAGAATCCGGCGTATCAAAACGATGTTGCAATTTAATTCTAAATCTAAGATTTGCACCAGAACGTTTTATTTCTTTGTTGATAAAATATCTATTTATTTTCTGAGTAGGATTTCCATCAACTAATTCATCCATTAATATACCAGAAGGGGTTGCAATTTGTATTCTTCTAGATTCCGTTGGTTTATATCTTGAATAAACAGGGTCAATTAAAATATCATCTAAATTTATCGGAGCCGGCTCAAAACTACCTGTAGCAAAAACGATTGCAGGAAAACTAAAATATTGAAATCTAGTTTGTACAGTGTTTAAAAAACTTTGTTTATTAATCTGCCTAGCGGTTGGTTCAATAATAAGTAACGGATTATCAATACTATTTTCAGTTATAATAATATTTCCTGCAGAGTCTCTTGGTATAATTGCAGTATTATTTGAAACTGCAGTTAAGCCATTTTGTAAATAAAATGATGCAGGTGATGCAACTACGAATTCTTCAGAATTTGGATCTTTACCTGGGCTACCTGCTAAATCTTGTTGTTTTGCCATTATCTAACTACTTTAAAATAAATTTGGTCATCGATATACTGTTGTGTAAATCCATCTGTTATCATGAATTCTAAACGATAATATCGTTCTGGCATAAAACCATTCATATCCATGTAAATGTAATTACTAGTATTATCGCAACTTACTTTATTATAAATATTATCAAACGGAATTATGTATTCGTCCGTTGCAGCATCTAATACTGCATAATATGTAGTAGTTGGTAATTTTTGTACGGTTTGTGTAGGAAATAAATTTGTTGGAGATTTTATAGGATACTTATCTCGCGCATAAATTCTAAGCTTAATTATTTCGGTATCTTTATATTCTGGTTTTAATTTTGAATATATTAAAAATGATTCTAAATCAACATCATCTAATGTAGAAGCATATTCCGAATTATCGAAATACATGATCAATCTAGGAACATATACAGTATGTGTATCTCTACTAAAAAATCGAATATAACCACTTACACTAGCATCGGATTCATCTGGATCGGAAAATTTTAATATGAATCCGTTATTTTCTATAGTATGTCCGCCGCTTCCACTAATCCATAAATCGATTGCATCAGTTACATCCATATAGATGTCAGTTGGACGATAAGAAAAAGATTCATTTTCTTCTAAACCAGGTTGATGAAAAAATACTTGATTAAAACTAGATGTATTAAAAAATCCACTACCTGATTGCCACAACCAACTTCCGCCATATCCAGAACCAGATATATATAATGATGAATTGTTTACTTGAATTTGTTGAGAACTAGAAATCCATAAACTTCCAGATGTATTATCTAATGACCATGAAGCATACGGCGTTGCCCATTGTGCGCCATCTTTAATAATTGGCGACGCACCTAAATAACCTGTACCATTTATCCACGGCTGACCTACAATTTTTGCATCAATTGTATATTCACTTGGCAAATTTTTTGCATGAGTTGTAAATAACTGTAAAATAAATTTGCATGAACTTAACGGCACTGAATATGTTGATAATACTTGTTGAATCTCACTCATATCAAATTTAATCAATGATCTAGATTTTAACAAAGTACTGCCATCTGTACTTAAACGTTTACCAATTTCTAATACTTCATCTAGTCCGGTATTCGTAAGACTAGTAGCGCTACTAGTAGTAGCTCCTTCATATAATGTAGCATCAGATTGTGCATAAAATATTCTAAACATAATTGCCTTAACTTCCAGAGCCTGTACTAATCATTAAATAACTGCCACTTCTCCATAATTGATTTACAACTCCTGGATTTGTAGTAGGTAACGATGCTGTATACATAAATACGGTTCCTTGTGTAATAAATGTGCTAGAAACATTTACATAATTAAATGACCCGGTTGTCGTTTGTGATATAGATCCAGTTAAATATGATGAAGTTGTTGCATATGATGCAGATTCTGCATTACGTACATATGATGCCGTAACAGCATATGAAGAACTAACAGCATTCAATACATATGACGCAGTAGTAGCAGTTCCGGTTAATGTACCAATAATACTTCCTGTTATGTTTAATGAACCGGATATAGAAACCGATTCAGTTACATTACCAGTAAATACATCGTATAAATCTTTAACAAAACTAGCAGAAATTAATCC